TTTTGCCAGTATAAGCCATCAGGTAATCTCCAAAATAGACAGAGCCACATCAGCAGACGTTGCCGTGCTGCTGGTCACTTTCAGAATATCTGATGCCTCCATTACAACTTTTTGGTCGCCACCAACGACAACCAAAGAAGAGCCAACTGGTACAGGAGCAGCCTTCACAAGATAAATATTATCTCCATCATTGTTCTCCAACTGAACATCAACAGAGATAGATGAAGAAGTAATATTGGCTACTGATAGCCCAATAATTGTTGTCGATGTGGCTGAAGGACAGGTGTAGATAGTAGCAGCACCAGTGCCAACTCCAGTATCGGTTGCAAGTTTAAATGTGTTAGCCATCTGTTACCCCAATGCGATTGCCAAGGCGACAGCAGTGCCAGCTTGGTCAACGTCCAAATTAACACGAGCCGCAGATGCTGTCGATGCGCCCGTGCCGCCATCAGCAACAGCAAGGTCAGTAATACCAGTAACCGTGCCCCCGCTAATCGTAGCAGAGGTAAATGATGGGCTGGTCATTGCTACTGTACCGTCATTTATGTCTGCTAAGTCAGCCATAATCTCACGAAACGCATTGTTTACATGAGATGGGAACATAGCGTTCTCACCAAGCGGCACATCCTGAACGTCTGTGTTGTTAGCGGCTGTATTGTCGTACTCTGTAATGTTTGCTTTAGTCATGTCAGCCCTCAATCAACTTAGGGGCGCGACCTTCTGCGGCGGCTACCATAAGCTCTGTATTTAACTGATTTGCCTTTACCATTTCATTGCGAAAGCTCTCAATGGCGGCACCTGCCTGATTGGTCTGACGACCATTCTCAATCATCAATACAGGCAACATTGCCATAGAGCAACCCCACTCAGCCACCTCTTCTCCAGTTTGAGGATGAGTACCGCGAATCTCAATAAACCACGCGCACTCCATCTGCTTGCAAGGCTCAAAATTATTGAGTGGGCAGTTATGTTTGACTTCCAGCTTCATGGATTAGTCTTTCGTTGCAATGATTACATCAACATAAGAAACATCAAGGTTAATTGCTGTACCAGTAAAGGTACCCGATGCACCGTGATTGTGGGCACCACCACTACCCGCCGAAGTTGTTGTTGCAGAAACATTAGGGGTGGTATTGGCATTTGATGAGGCATAACGAGCGGCACCTGCAATAAACCCACCATCATCAGTGCTGGTGAGAACCAAATTGTGAGTGTGAGATGGAATCTGGGACAATGTTAGCGTGTGATTGTTGACAGTGACAGAAACACTACCCGCAGGTGTTTGACTTGCAAAGGCTGTCTCAAAGGCAACGCTACCACCCGTGCTTACGCTGCCGCTAGTGATACGCAGAGCCTTGTCGTTGTGTGTAGTATCTTTTGTCCAGCCAGTGGGTGCGGCGGTCTGCTGAAACAGCATCTTCGTGCCAGACGGAAAAGCGTCAATCGCGTTACTGCCAATGGTTGCAGCGTCAAAGGACGGAGACACTAGCTTAATAGTGCCATCATTGACATCAGCCAAATCCGCAAGTATTTCCCGCAACGCATTATTAATTCCCGCAGGGCTGCATCCCTCGTCGATGTTCTGACCCTGCACATCAGTATTTGATGCGGCAGCATTTGCATAATCTCTAATACTATTCTTAGCCATAGTTTTATTCCTGTTCTAAAAGTCCTGAATACATTGGAACAGCACCTCGCCCTATATCCGCAGACGAAGAAAATAATCTCCTAACTTGAGGAGACAAGGCTCTTGAGTAAGCTGCACCAACGCTACCAAGCCCTGCCGCAGCAGGTGCAATACCAGCAGTGCCAGCCAAACCAGCAGTTCCCAGACCGCTCATAATTTGTCGAGCCTCAAGTATCGGTCTAGCAATACCAGCGCGACCTTGCTCAAGAATTTCTCTAGCAGCCAAAACATCCTGTTGACCCTGAGCCTGACCCCGTGCGGCTGCTCTACGATTTGCAGAGGCAAGTCGGGAAAGCTGCTGAGATGGAGCAAACTCACCACCCTCTTTAATAGCAGAAACACTAGCCCTTTCAATAACCAACATGCGCTTAAAGGCTTCGTTTGCATTGCGAAGCTGCTGGGCATACTTTGGATTACTGGACTCTAAGAAATCAAATAAACTTTGCTGAACAGACCTCAAAGCTCTGCCCCTCTCAATGTTCATTGGGTCGGCTCCAAACTTGGAAAGTTTGTTTGCGTCAGAACCCATTTTCTTAATGGCAGTATGAATCTGCTTGCCGCTAATATTTCCACTTTTAGAGGACAGCAACTGCTTTACCTTTTTTATGTCATTACGCAAGGTTTTTTCTGTGGCCTCATCAAGAACAGAATCCGATATTGTTCTTGATAAAGATGAGTCAATAATACTATCAACATTGGTTGCCTTGGATGCTGCCAACTTAGGAACAACTCTATCATATTCTTTACTGACAATGCTAAAGCCCCTGTCTACAGCTTTGTCTCCCGTGATATTTTTAGGGAACTTAGTTTTTCCTAAAATCGGGCTAACTGCATCTTCAGTTGCAATTCGACTGTACTGTGAAATAGCCCTTCTTTGCGCTCCACTCACAACGCCACCAACAAAAGGCAACGCTTCTGCTGAACGCTCAAAAGCACGAGGAACACCGCTCATAGCCTGACCCGCAGTTAAGGGAACTCCACGGCGAACAAGCTCACGAGCTTCTGGTGACATTGGCGGCAACACTGCGCCTAGCGCACCGCCAAGCCCTGCACCCAATGCTGCGCCCCCCTTTGCAGCCTCCAAACGCTCCCCCTCTTCTGCTGTACCAGCAGCATACACACCACCTCCAGCAGCACCTTCAGCAGCCCCACCTACAATACCACCACGGGCACCCAACCCAGAAAGGCCAGCACGAATAGCACCGCCCCCAGCAAGCGCAGTAGGAATTGCCCCAGCCACCTCTGTCGCCACCGATGAAATAGGAGCAGCTTGCTTGAAAGCCTCTATCTCTGCCCGAACATTCTCAAGCTCTTCTTCGTAAGGCTTGCCACTTCTTGATGCCCTGTATCTAGCCTCTATCTCATCCCCAAAACCAAACGTGATTCCCTGAAATGCTGCCCGTGCATAATCTTCTACATCTGGCTCTGCTAGAGGTGGAAACTTCTCTTGAAGCACAGCCTTAATTTCACCCTCAGACATATCATCTGGAAAGTTAACAAGACCATCTGGCGTGTTTACAAGAGGCATTATTCAATAGCACCCGTTTGACGATTATAATTCATAATACCTCCAGATTGAGAACGTAAACGCCCTACATCAGCTTGAGTCGCTACCCTAAATCTTCCAGCCCTAAGAGCATCAAGGTCGCCTTGACTTTCAAGCAGTCTCACAACACCCTGATTGTCAACAATACCGTGAATCATAGCCATTTGAGCATCTCTATAGTTCAAAAGATTTCGGCGCATGGTTTCTCGGTCAACACCAATCTCTAGGGCACCTTTTGTTGCCTGAAGAAGTTGATTTTCAAAATTTGAAACTTGACCAAGGGCACCGCCCGTAGGAGACATTTCACGCATACGAGTAAGCTCATCAAAACCAATTCTTGCACGAATAGGTCTAAGAGCGGCATCAAGATTAAAAGCTGGTGTCCCCGCGACAAATTGAGAAAGTTGGGAAGCTGGGCTGCCAGTTGCAGCAAATCCGCTAATCAAGGGCAATGCCTCATCAATAAATCCAATAGTTTCTCGCGCCTTCAAAATAGACTCGGCTTCACGCTCAAGTTTTTTGTTATCTTCCGCGCCCAAGTTTTTAAGTTCGCGCTGTATCGCAAGCTGGTTTTTAAGGTCGGAAATAGCAGTTCTCCTGCCTTGAGCCAGCTTTTCCTCCCTTCCCTGCTTAATTTTTTGAGATTGCGCCAAAATCATTTGCGGCGTAATTGTTCTCAATTTATCCAAATCATCTGCCGTAACAAGTTGGGGCATGTTGGCCTGTAAAGTGCCTTCAGCAACCATAGCGTCTTGTAAATTTTGAGCCATTACGCTCAACAAACCACCAAATTTAGATTGTTTTGGGGGAGACAATAGCCCAGCTTCAGCCGCCACTTGTTGCGCGGCGGCATTTGGCCTTGCAGGACTTGTTGGAGCATTTCTTACAAGATTCTCAGCAATAGCCCCTTCCTCTTCTGTAAGCTCTTCAGGAGTTGCTCCTTTAAGAACTTTTTGAGCAACATCATATGATTTACTGGCAAGCTGACCACTTCTTTCCGCTTCTTCAGCCTGTTCAAATACGTCACGCTCCCCAAATTCTTGAAACCTCATTTCATAAGGATTGTCTGCTGGAGACATAGCATAACGATATGCCTCACCAGCATTTCCTGAAATAAATTCACCAAGGTCGCCAACCGCCCCTAAAGCCCTCTTTCCCGCTCTACTCAAAACTGTGTCATCTGGAGACTGCCTTGTGAGGCTAGGGTAAGCAGAAAAATCACCGCTAAGGGGGTTTAAAATGGCCGCGTCAAGGGCACCCTGCAGCCCAGCAAGCCTAGCTTCGTTTGGAGTAAGCTGCATAACAGAAGGAATGTCCTGACCCAATAAAGCAGCTCGCTGTCCTATTTCACGCTCTCTATCAGCCATAGCCCTTATTTCCATGGGCCGAAGCCCACCCAAGGAGGCATCAATTTCAGGGTACATTCCTCGACGAGCAGGAGTCCTAGATGCAACAGAATTATCTATAAAAGAGTAGTTTCTTTCTAGTTCGTTTGGCAGTCGCCGTATTGCTCTCTCTAGCGAATCTCTCCGCGCACGAGCATCATCAACCCCAAGAAGTCCACCAAAATAATCAGAAAGCTGAACCATAATAATTTCCTAGTACAAAAGATTCCCACCGCCAGTGGGATAAAACGAGTTTGTCCCAGTCATGGGATTGACTGCATTAACTGGAGCAAAAGTGTTTACCCTTGGGGCGAATGTTTGGGCTGGTTGATTAAAATAACTCCCAAAAGCCTGTCCAATAGCAGGGGCAGATGCCATTAGTGTTCCACCTAAAATTGCACTAGTGCTGCTCCTAGGCGCATAAACAGGCTGTGTAGTTTGAGAGCCAACTGTAGCACCCCGAAGGAGGTCAGTGTATCTTTCCGCAGCAGTAACTGGAGCCTGCCTTAAAGCATAATCTTCTCCACTAAGAAGACCGCCTAAAGCAAGCCCACGCTGTGTTTGTTCGTATGGTTGCTGCCCGACAAGCCTAGAAGCCTCAATAGCTGAAAGCGACCCGCGAGTCCTAGAGTCACCAAGACCAGCAAGGCCAGCAGCCCTAGATAAATCTGTGCTAATATCCTGCCTTCTAGCCTCCAAAGCTAAAGGAGCCATTGCCCCAAAACTCGAACTTGTAAGAGCATCAGCAAAAGCTCCACTACCTAGCCTACCACTGCCAGCAAACTGAGATGCAACAGGACTCATTGCTCTTTGCACAGCCCTTTCGCTTGCAGCCAAAAACTCAGGAGAGTCCATTATGGAGCCAGAGGTTCCGCGATATATATTTGCCGCCTCTTCAAACAGTGGGTCTCCAGCAAAAAGCCCACCAACAGCCCTTTCTCCTTCAGTTTGAAATAATGCTGGAGCATCCGCTCTAGCCATAGCACTTTCAATAAGACGACGCTCGTAATCCGAAAGTGTTTGAATGTCGCCAAGAAGACCACCTTGTCTAAGGGCAGCAAGCTGGTCGGCAAGAGCCTCATATTCACCTTTAATATAATCTGCTGGCTCGGTTACTGTGGTTGATGTTCCAGCTTGCTGAACACCACCACCTTTTGACATTAAGGCCGCACCACCAAGAGTTGCTGCTGCGCCTATTGCTGCTGCTACAAATGACATTTAACTCTCCAAACTTTCTATAAGTTTTTCTATATGCTCTGTTTCTTTAGGCTTAAACTTAAAATCATCAAACGAGTCCGTAACAACCTCTTCTTCAATGTCACTAACAGACAAATTGTCAGTTCTGTGTACAGTAACAAACCTACAGTCCTCATGCGCCATAATAATACGCCTTGTTCCAGCTTTTGTCACGCCATAATACGGAGCTTCTATTGTTTCAAAGCCCTCTGCCGTGATAATACTCATTTTTCCTTCCAAAAGAAAAAAAGGATGATTTTTTAGATGAACCTTTGTTACAATTACTTCATTAGCTGGGTTAAATATTTCCCTTATATACTGACCATCAGCAAAGCTATGGGTTGTCGGATTAAAAGCATGAAGCTCGTTATGCCCCCTTCGCCCCTCACTAGCATTTAACTTTTCAGTAAATTCGGCAACTTTTTTATTAAAAAAATCTTGGCTGCGCTTAAAAACAACAAAATCCCAAGCCTCATCAAAGGAAAAAGCATGTTCAATCCCAAGCTCTTCTGTTTTTTCTAAAAATTGCTGCCTTGCTTGCTCTTTTGTAAGTGGAGACCTTTCTATCTGATTGTCAATTTCCTGCATAGTAGCCATGTCTACTTCCCCTATTTAACCAATAATAACGTATGCAATACTGCTGCTATGACCATGATTTTTGTGACCAACAACAAAGCTGCCATTGGCACGGGAGCTAATATATGGGTCAACATCGTAATAATGAGAGTCAAGGCCAACAAACAGAATAACGCTATTAACACTAGCACGGCGGTCAGTCACAGTGGTTGATGTTGTCCCGCTTGCAGCCGTAAATGCTCCTGTGCTGTTAATCTTGCCTTCCATGATGTTGTTTACCACCTCAGAAATCTGACGAGGTGAGCCACCCTCCTTGGGAAGATTACGAAACTGATTAGCCATTACCTGCGGCCTCTAACCTGACCATCAACGTCAATACCCTGTACATTTGTCCAACTTCCGCTCAAGTTCAGACGAACACGATGAAAGCGACCAGAAGAGCGCACAGGACAGAAGTTGTCGGCATTTAGGCTTGATGCTGTACCAAAGGTAACTTCGGCATTGCCAGAGTCCCTAGAGGCAACCTGAGCAGTAACGGTAAGAGGTGAACCACTATCATTTTCAATGTATGGGATAATACCATTCACAAGAGAGCTTTTACCCGCCTGCATGTCAAACTCACCAGTCTCTACAATCGCGTTCAAATTGTCACCCGTAAAAGTTTGAATCTTCTTGTCCTTTGCTCCAGCAAAGAAAAACTCACCACCCTTGTAAACTGCGGAGTCAAGAGAGCTAGGCAGTGTATCTAAGTTGGTAGAAATAGTTGCAAGACCCTCAAGCGTGTAACCAGCCGTAAATAGAGGTGCCATTGCATCCAAGCCAATGCTTGCGGTACTCCAGCTATCTATTGCATAGTTGTAAATAATAAGCTCGTCAGGTGTGCCATCACCGGAGTCAACGCTAGGGTAAGACCACACAACAATCTGACGAGATGGGTCAACAACAGCACTCATACGCGCAGCGTTGTTAGATTGGAACCTCTTGAGAAAGAATCTGTTTACCTTCTCTGCTCCAATGGGTTTAGAAGAGTTACCGTCAAATACATAAAAACCATCATCAGAAAGATAAAATACATTGCGACCAAGAGCGGCAACAGAACCAGAAACCTTACAGCCACGTTGCAACTGAACTTTATCAAATTCAAAAACAAGCGGAGAACCAACATACTGTGCGCGTACAATTCCCTTCTCCATTAGGATGGTTGCATATTCACCACCAACAAGACCAGTGACAGCACCCATATCTGAAATGTCCTGAAAGTCTGCTTGCGTGGTTGCGCTCACAGCCCAGCTATCATAGTCACCAATCCCAGACCACCGAACACGATAGGGTTTTTCACCGTCAGTGGTGTCGTTAGTATAACCACACATCACAAAGTCACGCACAACCGCAATGAAACGTGCTTTAGGTGGGGAGCCGCCTAAATCAGCAAATCGACCACCCCCTGCTGCTGTAATTGTTTGAATAGGGTCACTATAATTAGTGGCAACAACATTTTCACCAAACTGGACAAACCGCCAGACATAACCAGTGCCCGTTGAGTAAGATGCGTTAGATGTTTTTGAAATATCGTCAAGGCTAGAATCCGTAGCGTCAAATTTGTAAAGAGAGTTTTCATCGCCAACATATATCGCAGCAGAGGCTGAGTCATCCTTTGCAGCAAACAATCCACGAATAAATTTATTTGTTGCACCAGAAAACGGCAAAACATCAGGAAGATTTGTATATCCGTTTGCAGCAGGAACAACATTAGTTGCTACAGTAGCTCCAGCATTTTTATACGGAGGCTGGTCAGGTAAAAATTGTCCTAGCTTAATCATTGCACACCCCAAGTCTCAGAGCCTTCAGAAACAACAGTCCAAATCTCTGTTCCTTCAGATACCTCTGTCCATGTTTCACTGCCTTCGCCAACTATAGACCAGTCTTCGCCTAAAATCTCTACGTCTGTTTCGCCAATAGCAACAATCGCAGACAATGAAGAAGCACCAATAAACTCACCAGTAGCAATAGCAGAAAGAATAGCCTGAGTAACAGGGGTTGCAGCACCTATCGCAAGAAGGCCACCAGCAGCAGTCATAATAGCTGGGCCAACAACCAAAGATGCGCCAAACTGTACTCTAATGCCCTCTGAGGTGATTGTAACGGCAACGCTTGGGCTACCCTCACCAAACTGTATTCTTATTCCTTCTGACGTTACTGTGGACGATACAGACGGTGTTGAGGCACCAAACTGAATCCTAATACCAGATGATGATACAGTTGCTGATATAGAAGGTGTGGCCTCACCTTCACGCAGGGCTAACGTATTCCAAAACGCAGCGTCAAGAGCCTGATTAGGTAGTTGCTCTAAGTAACCCCAGTTATCAAGCTGCTCAAGGTTTGGCCCTACAATGTCAGCCATAACTAAGCTGCCGTAATGTCGATACCTGATGCAGCAATCTTAAAGATGTCACCGTCAGCGATAGTTTTTGATGTGGTTAGCGCAGAGTGGAAAAGAAGGTTGCCGCTTGTTGCCGCATCCCAGAGGCCAATATGAGTAATCGTTCCAAAGGCACCACCAGAAGCAGCAGGAAACTCAACGGCACCACTATTAGAAGCAGTACCAGACGAAGCAGCACCGAAAGTAATGGCTTGACGAGCATATCCATTCCCGCTTACTTCTGTGCCCGTTCCAGCATCTGTGGGGTCGGCAGTGTGCAGTGCAACATAAACATTAGATGGCGAGGACGTACTAGACGTTCCAAGAAAGTGGTCGAGAAACTTGTTCTCAAGGTAATCGCTCATTGCGCTCATGTCAGTTCTCCGTAATCAGATTTCATTTGAAGCGCAGAGCCAGCTTGTTTGCTCCGCTCTTCTTCGCGCTTAACTTCAT